TGTATTTAAGATCTTCAAATGTATATGTTTTAACGCCGATAACTTTATTAAAATATGTATTATCACCATTATATATGTGTTCGACATTGAGAATTAAATATGTACCTAACATTTTTTTATCAAGTACATTATCAGGGTAATTTTCTGCTCGATCTAAAGTAAAAAATCTACCACTTTTTCTAAATGTCTGACCTTTTAAGAAAATTTCTACTCCAATATTTGTTAAAAATGCACTTTTAAGTAATTTATTAATTCCTTGTGTTAATCTAATATTTTCATTATCTCCGTATAATGAAAATGTATTTTCATAATTAAAATTTTGTATTTTAGAGTTATTTAGAATAATATTAGGATATGGTTCATTATCTTTACCCTTAACTTTTCCATCTACATATAATGTATCAAATGAATCTTTTGCGTTTTCTATATTAGATTTAAAAGTCTCTATTTGAAATTGCTTTTTTGTATGGTCATAAGAATGAACTGCTTTACTATTTACGGATTTTGTATTTACGATAGCAGATGTATTAAAAAATTTAAAGTTTATTGCTGTACTTTTTTCACCAAAAGCTGGGGTATTGAAAGGAGATTTATCAGCATTTTGCATTAAATCGTTAGAAGTGTCTCCTGCGTTTGTAATTGTAATTTGTTCTTGTAGGTACTGGCCTGGTGTATCTGAATCTGGATTGAATGCTTTCTTGTATATTTCACTTAAACTTTGTAAACTAAATTCACCTGTAAAATTATTTTTCTTAAGAAAAGAAAAGTCATACCCAGGTTCTCCACTTACATGATGTTTTAAAATATATGATAGATCATCATAAGCACTACTATTTGGTGGTGATGTGTAAAATATATCAGTTAACCCACTTTCAAAATTTACAATATTTTGATCAGTATCAAATTCAAATATTTGACTTTCACTATCTTCAAATAACCCGTCTTTTAGTATTGTTCTAATACAATCACTAGTATTAGCTTCACGACCTTTATTATTTTTTAATATAAAATCGACACCAGGATTACCAACCTTTACACTAGAAAAGAATAAGGATTTTTCTTTTAAAAGTTGTTCATCAAAATCGTAAAAATCATATTTTTTATAGGTATTGTTTTGATCTGCTTCAATAATATTTTCTTCATCATATATACAAAATGTATTTTTATATCCAAATACTTTATAAAAATCGTCACCCATTCTCGTATCACCTACTTCAGTAGGTTTTATTTCTAAAAATAATAAATCCCTACCATCTCCTCTATAATTATAACTACCAAAATTTGTTTCTTTATTTGTTGAAAATTCAGTATCCGAATTTGTAAGAGTAAATCTTTCAAACGCATCTTGATTGTTTATAAAAATAATAGAGCCTTTATTAAAAGGTTCAAATATATTATCACTTATTGTTAAAGTCTTTAACGATTGTTGCGGTAAAGGGATTAAATTATTATCCGGGTTGAAAAATATAGTTTTAAATATATAGTTTTGTTGATCTATTCTAGCTAAAAACTCATTATCTTGCTTGAATATTGCATTAATTGTATCATCAAATCTCATTGCAATTGGTTGGTTATAGAACTCATAACTGTCTTTATATAATTTTTCTTAACATATTTTACATCATAACCACATGGTAAATCTTTAATTGGATTCTGAATTTTATTAACAATTAATATTAACCACCAAAGGTGAGTTGTACCGTATAAGTTGTATGATAACGTTGTCAGTGGGATATTTCGATCTAACTTAACACTAGAAATTAAACCACCAGACATGTTGTCAGGTATTTCAATTTTCTTCAATATATTATAGTAATAAAAATTTTTATCACCTTTTTGATATATTTTAAATATATTTTCATATCTGTAATCCTCTAAATTAGGTAATTCATCTATATTATTTTGATATTGTCCGTCCATAGTATAAAAATATTTATTAAATAAGTTCTCCTTCAGCTTCTCCAGAGAATTCGCTATCACCTGCTCTTGAAGTTACCACTCCCGGTGTTATGCTTTCATATAAAAAATTTCTCGTTTCATCGTTTAACCCTCTTAATGTAATAGTAACATTAAACGCATCAGGTATAACTGTATTTATTTTTTTACCAGCCCCGTCTCCGTCTGAACCGACAACAGGTAAATTTATACCCATTGTTCGTCTATTACCGAGGAAATCTACTTTTATACCAGTAATGTATGAATATGGCATATATAACATACCTTCAATAAATGCTTCATACATTACTGGTATATCTACTAATGTTTTTGTTATTCTACCAGGTCTATTTTGATAAACTAATCCATATAATAATTGCCAGTTACGTGAAATTTCTTCATAACTACCTGTATTTAATAATGGAAATGTTACAGTTATACTACGACCATCTTGAGTCATTGCAAATTGTTTTGCTTCTTCAATATACACCCCTGGTCTTAAAGCAAATAAAGCACCGGCGGCTTGTGACCCCATATCATTAACTTTACTAAGTGCATCAGATATAATATTTTGTTGTCCAGCATCACCTAAACTAGTTTCAAGCTCTCTATAATTATCATCCAAATATGGAAATATATATTTAAATCCTGTTTTTTCAAGTCTATATAAACCATTATAAGGTGTCAATACACTATTATCACCAAAATTTTCATAATCATCTGCAACTGCATTCATTACAGTATTACTAACATCTTCAATAGCGGTAGCGGTATCGGATATAACTGTACCTGCTGCAGCTGTAGCCGCTCCAGCTGTTTTTTGAATTACACTCGCATTCTCACCACTACCAATTTTTGTTCCAAATGCATTTACCACTTTACCAGCTGTTTTAGCAATATCTGTTACAGTATTAATCGAATAAGCAAAATTACTAATAGTACTATTTGTTTTAATCCTCTTCTCTTTGAGTACTAATCGAGGAACGTCTAGACGGCTAGATTTAGGACTTTTAGTACATGGAAAATCTGTTACAACATTAATATCATCAGCATATGTTTTTAAATTACTATATACTGTATTTGTTATATAATTTATCTGATCTGGTTGAACGTTTGAACCAGTTCTAATGAGAACCGGTAATGTACCGTCTTGACCAAATACTAGACTCCATAAATTGTTTGCCATTAATAATATTTAATAGCAAATTTACTGTTACGGTCTGTAAATTCTACAATACAAAAAATTCAGGACTTAAATCAATTTGCGTACCATCTAATGTTAAGTACTCAACTTCTTTATCTCGTATATCGTTGATAAAGCTATAAATTTCTTGGAAATTTGATGATTGCATATTTTCTAAGATTTTAAACCTATTACCGTTAGATTCAGCATCGAAGTCAATTACATTTTCACTGGATTTAAATTTAATTTTATTAATAAACTTTGATAATTCATTTATATACAACTTACCGAGTATTTTTTCTTCATTATTAAATGTATTGACAAGGTATGAGTTGACATTAAAGTCTCTTTGAATGCTAGGTGAAGAAACATCAAATATAAAATGTTCTGTTTCAATTTGTTTAGATAGATCTGGTAAAGAGATGTCTTTATTCCTTTTAAGTAAATCTTCTAAGTTTACCTCTTCATAGATTTTATTGATGTCACATCTCAACGATAATAATATATTAGGTCTATCAATTACATTGATAACTTTGCTGTCCTCTGAACAGTTTGTATTGATAATTCCAAATACATCATTGAAAAACGTTAAAAGACTTAAATTTGATTCAGATAAATTATCTAGTAATTCCTTTTGCTGTTTTAAATTTAATGTTTTAGTTTTTTTAATACTTTTAATAGAAGGGATATAAACTTGTATATCAGATTTTAACGAATTCAGATCGTTAATAATTTCATTAATACTACTCATACTATTATATAATACAGGAATATTAAAAATCAATTATTTTCTTTATCGTTTTGATCTCTTACGTAGAAATTCATAAACATTTTACATTCTGGTAATGACATATTTTCTAAGTCATATGTATTAAAATTTAAAACCTCACGTAATTTATATTCCATTTCATATAGACTCATTAAATCGCTTTTAAAAATACTCTCTAAAAAGGTATAAATACTCGAAAAATTTATATCGTAATCTAACTTTTTAATGTAAAAATTACCATTATAAAATTTCTCGTATATTAAATCGTATAATTCGTTAAAATTACATGCTGGTATAAGTTCAGTTTTATCAGAGATATCGGTAACATCTATATCATTAATTCTCATTAAACTATTAGATATAAACTCAAGTTTATTTATTGGTATATGGTTATCAAAAATATAATTAAATATGTATATGTTATCACCTATCTGATACTCAATTTCTTTAGACTTTATGTTAAAGGAATCGATAATTTCTTGTATATTGATATTTATATCCTTTTCGTTTTGTGAAAATGAAACTTCATTACCAAATATAAGACCACGAATATTGAGTAATACTAATATTTTTTCAACATAATTTAACTTATTACTTCCTTTATAACAATGTGTTATTAATTCATTAAATGTATTTATTATATCTGTTGATCCATATATTCTTTTAAGAAAATTTTTAAATTCTATAAACGATAATTCTTTAATTGTGTGAGTTTTATCTAAAAATTGGATATCTATATAATTAAAATTAGCCATAACTTAGTTGAATATCACGTAACCCAGGACTTTTAAAATTCACATTTGTTACGTTACTATTACTACTACTTACAATGCTACTAGGATTAGATCCACCACCATTGCTATTCAACTCAACAATACTACTCTGTAACATTGTAAGTAAACTGTTATTTTTTTCTAATAATTCTATTTGCTTTACCGATAATTTTTGACTGTTTGCTTTAAAATCAGATAATAATTCATTATTTTTTTCAGTTGCTTTATTATCACCAGCCATTGCATTGACTAGTGGTCCACCATCTTTCATAGCATATAAAAAGTCTTCAGCATGAGGTTTTATCAATTGACCAGCTTTTGTAATAATACCATCTTCAATTGGAATCGGTGGATCTAATTGAACCGGTGATTGACCATCAGGTGCTTGACCATCAGGTGCTTGACCAGATGGCTCTGCCATCATTTTATTTTTAAAGACATTACTATCTACTATACCTTCACCAAACTTATCAGTTTTATCACCAATAACATCTGCAATAACACCACCTAAGAATCTACCAGCCATGTCCCCACCGATACCACCGAGTATAGCTCCTAAAGGGGCAGCTAATCCAAAAGATAACGTTCCTAATGCTGCAGCTCCAAGTGTACCACCTGCAACTGCACCGATAATACCGCCAATTCCTTTAATTGATCGTGTACCAACTTTCTTATCTAACTCTTTTTTATCTATTTCACCCTGTTTATATTCTTCAATTGCTTTTGTTATATCCTTGTAAGTAAAAATTCCTTCAACAATTGGTGCTAAAAAAGGAGATTTTACCACAACTTTTCCAACTTTAGCTGCACCACCTAAAGCTTTGACTCCAACCTTAAAAGCTTTTTTTGCAACAGCAACTCCACCTTTTTTGACAGCTGACGCTCCTTTAACTACCGCACCTTTAGCTGCTCCTGCAACGTTACTAACTGCGGTCGCTCCTTTAACAACTACATTTTTAGCTTTACTCGCCACGGTGGTAACAGCTCCTTTAGCTGCTGTAAATCCTTTTTTAGCTTTACCTGCTAGTTTACCAAAAAACCCTACCTTTTTAGGTGCAGGAGCTTTAGGCGCGGCAGCGCTAGTAGCTCCTTTAGCTGCACCACCACCACCAGCTGCAGCAAGAGATTTTGCACCGTCGTCTGCTAACCCTGCCATACCTCCGACTTTACTAGTAATAGATTTAAGCCCAGACCCAAGATTTTTAGCAAAAGTACCCATTTTCGTCGCGACGTTATCCATCTGACTTTTCAACCCGGATACAGCGTCGTCTGCTACTGATCCTATCTTACTACCTAAATTTTTAACTGCACCTTTAGCAGCATCCACACTTTTTGTTACTGATGCTTTTAAGTTTTTAGGTATCATATTTTTTACTGCATCTTTGGATTTGGTAAAAAATGATTTTATATTTTTAGCACCGTTTTTCATTTTATCAACACCGGTTTTCATCTTATCTGTCAATTTTGTAACAGATTTACGTGCTTTTTGTAAACCTGTTATCAAACCAGGTATATTTTCTATTTTAAAGTTTTTAATAATAGCATACGCACCCGCTGCAGCAGCTAGATACCCTATAACTTTCATTGCTGTTTTACTTTTCTTTGGTGGTTCACCACTATCTGCCGTCTCTTTAGATGCGGGTCGTTTACCGAGAATTCCTGTTAGATCGGTTAACGCTTCCTTTGTAAAATCAGAAATGATTACAGTTTTAGGTTTTTCGACAGTAGAAACAATCTTTTTATCTATTACATCCGCTTTAACTTTAACGCTAGGGTTTACAGTTTTATCTTTACCACTCGTTATCTTACTTTTATTTGATGCTTTACCTTCAACGTCTGTTATCTTAGGTGATTGAGTACTGCTTATAATAACAGAATCAATCTTTGCATCTGCCTTTTTAATTTTATCAACTATTTTAGAGTTGGTCTTCGTTAAAAGCAGTAATGAGTTAGCTAAAGAGTCCATATATTAGAATTTAAAAGGGTTTAAGGTTTTTAACAAATCTGGTATATTTAAATATAAATTTGCTTGTATTTCATATTTATCATATATCCATGTTGTATCGATATTTTTTACTTGATCGTTGGTACCGTAATTGGCATCTCTAGTTGATGTTCGTACTGGTACTACGTTATAAAATCTCCATGTCTTTCTTGGTATCTGTGATAAACCTTTATCACTTTTTGTATACTGAACAATTGTTATATTTGTTTTACAGTTTTTAAGAGCTTCAACTGGGTCTGACATATCTCTTGCTACATATCCGAAATGACTAGCAAGTATTAACCATGGTCTTATAACAAAATCATTAAATGATGTATTAGTTTCTCTAAACTCTAACGTTAATGTGTTATTTGATAAAGCTTTTCGATTTGTTAATATTGTACCTGGTATAAAACCTCTATTATTTTGTATACTGGCATCAGCATAATCAAGCTCTTCACCACCTATATTAAACCCGTTAACGAATATACAACCAACCATACCTTGGTTTTTAAAATTTGTAACTACATTCTTGGGTAAGTCGATATCAAACCCTGTACTTTGGACGATAGGTTCAAGATTTTGTATAACATTAGTTGAGACCCCTTGAGGGAAGCTATCAAACAACACGATAAATTGAGTATCTAAAGGTATAGAGTTAGACCATTGATCTAAACTGTCAATGAAATTATCCCTAAAGCTAATTAATGGCTGAAATGGTAAATTAGTACCTAATAAAGAGAGTCCTGGTTGCGCTATTGACCCACCAAGTAAACTATTTGTCTTATTAGATACGCCTTGAATAGCGTTATTTACTGAATTTAATATACTCATAGGTATGATTATATTTATACATAAGTAACCCGGATTAAGATTAACTCAATCCGGGTTATGGAAATTATATTAACTTCTTTGTCTAAAATAGTGATATGATAAATTTACATCAAATTTTTGTTCTGTACCAGCTGCAGTTACATCAAAGCTCATTGGGCCTACTGATTTAATTGCGCAACCAACTAACTGGTATTGATCTACTTTATTCATTTCTTTATCTAAAAGAACAAGATCAATAACTGAATCAGCAGTTGGTGTGAAATAATTACCTGTTGAATCAGCATCATCAAAAGTATCTGCTACAACTTGTAAAAACTTATTTCTTAAATCATACTTTTCATCACAACGGAAATTAATTGCATATGCATCACTACCATCATATTGAACATTACCGGGAACGTTAAAATTTAGTCCCATGTAAGGTACTGGTATTGTTGTAATACTCTTACCAGGTAAAGTTGCAGTAGTTGCATATACCATATCTTCTTCTCCAAACTCTACATCAGTACCACCTAAACTAATATCTAGCACTCTGAATAAATTTGTTCTTGCAAAGTCTTTAACTTGTGCTTGTGTATAAAAATCTTGAATTGTTTGTCTAACGTCAGCCATATAATTATTTATTCAAATGTATTAATTGTTTTATTATTTTAATCAATTTAATTCTCAATATCAGTTACGGTAAATACAATATCTGTATCAGTAGTTGTAATAGTTGATGCAGTCGGGTTAAAAATTGATATTTCAATTGCTCCAGAACTTAATACATATGAATTGGATAATAAACCGTGCCAATTTAATCCATTCCCATTTGTAATATCTGTAGAACTTAAATTACTCTCTACAATTGTTGTGCCATTATTAGTTATCTCATATGAACCAGCGTCGTTTGTTAACCCATGATATGATGTTAAAAATGCTGTGTTTGTTGCTATACTAATATTAAACGGAAATGATTTAATGCAATTTTCAGTTTCAATTTGACTAGCTATAAAACTAGCACTCAATGCTACTAATTCACTCGACAATGCTCGAGCTTCAGTTCCAGCTGAAAGACTATTAATCAAGAGTTTATTATCCAAGGTACTTTGTTGATTAGCTAAAACATTTGTATCTGTTTGATCTGCTTGAGTATTAATACCAACTATTTCGGTGTTAATATTATTTACATTACCACTTATTGCTAAAATTTTCGTATTTGATATATCTAGATCCTCTTGACTTGCTTTAAGATTTACATCTGCTTGAGTCGCGTGAGTTAAAACAGTATCACTCAAAGTATTTACTCTAGTATCAAGAGCATTAAAATTTACTAAAGACGATTTGCCATCAATATAACTAGATAAAGCTGTTATATCAGTTATATTGTTATCTATAAATCCACCATATGTTGCTACAGTACCTTGTAAATTTACTAAATTAGTATTTGTACTATTTAAACCTGTCTGTAAT